TTACACGCTAACAAGCTTCTACACTTACCTGACATACCAACAACTGAAAAGGAACTTAAAGATGCTTTCGATGCAACACTTGGTACTAATCGTGTTTATCTCTTTGACCACTTCGGTAGCAGTGACGTTGACAACATTGCCAACAGAATCCGATACATGGCTAAAGCTTGCGATTGCAGGGTTATCTTTCTTGACCATATCAGTATTGTTATATCTGGTCAAGACAATGGAGATGAGCGTAAGGCTATTGATAACATGATGACGAAGCTTCGTACACTGGTGCAAGAGCTGGAGATTACATTGATCTGTGTCAGTCACCTTCGTAGACTGCAAGGGAACCAAGGGCACGAAGATGGTGGTAGTGTGTCACTGTCGCAACTCAGAGGCTCAGGTGCTATTGCTCAGCTGAGTGATGCTGTGATTACACTGGAGCGTAACAGCATGGCAGCAGATGACAATGAACGTCACATGACTAAGGTAGCTGTAGCTAAGAATCGTTACAATGGATATACAGGGCCAGCGTGTGTGCTCAAGTATGACATGAACACTGGTCGCATGGTTGAAATGCAAGAGGAGGTGCTATGACAGGCAAAGGAAGCACACCTAGACCTTTTGACGTAGCTCAGGAGCAGTATGAGGCTCGATGGGACATGATCTTTGGTCGTGATAAAGGTGACAAAGAACGTGATAGGCGTGAGGATGCCTTAGCTGAAGTACAACGATTAGGACAAGAGATTCAACCTGATGATGAGGAAAAGAACACATGAGTGCATGGTTAATTGCTGTAGTTGGAGTGGTTTACACTATCGTAGCCATTGACTTGATCGTCAAAGGGAATACTGGTCTGGGTATAGCCTTTGTAGGTTATGCTCTGGGGAATGTTGGTCTGTATATGGAGGCTGCAAAGTGAGTACTAAGGGAACCATTAAAGACGTATGGGCTGTGCATGAGAAACGTAAGGAACGTATCAGGCTCAAGCAGCGTGAGTGGGTTCAACGTAATCGTGATAAGGTCAATGCGTACAAGGCAGCTACAAAGGAACGTAAGAGAAGTGTAGTGTTAATGACTACTACTAACGATGTTGTCAAGTCTCGTTATCGTACTGACTTTAGGAATACGGTGTATCATTGCCCTGAACTAACATACAGAGGAAAGAATGATTGACCTAGACACCATAGCTGGTAGAATGCTTGACTTGGAAAGTAAGTACTATGAAATGCAAGATAAGTATCAGTTACTCATTCACCACTATGAAGACTTGAAAGCAGAATATGAAGCGTATCGTATTGGACATCGAGACAACCTTAGATCACAACACGATTTGGATGGTGGTAACTAAGGACATTGACACTGGAGAAGTGAACGTATGGAAAGCAGCAGACAGCCTCGTGGAGTATTTAAAGGACGTTACATTGATAGTAGCCCACAACGGGATAAGCTTCGATTTCTCGATACTCAACAGGCTTTGGAGTACGAAGATTCGCTTGAACCAAGTGTACGATACACTGATAGCCTCAAGACTGCTAGATCCCTCAGTAGAGAACGGTCACAGCTTAGACGCATGGGGCACGAGACTAGGGAAGAATAAGATTGACTACGCAAAGGTATGGACATGGCTGATGGAACGAAGAGAGGATTACAAAGGTGAGTGCTTCAACATTCCTCACATGGCTCTTCTGGAGTATTATTGCATTAGGGACGTTGAGGTCACTGTTAATCTTTATACTCATCTTAATGATGAACTCACTAAGAAAGACTTTTCACAAGAAAGCCTTACTCTTGAGCATAAGGTAGCAGCTATCATCTCTGAACAGGAACGTCATGGATTCAAACTCGATCAAGTCTATGCCACTTGCTTACTTGCTGACATCAAGGGAAAGATGGCTGGAATATATGAACAGATGCAAGAGAGATGGCCTCCAGTTACCACACAGAGGTTCCACAAAACCAGTGGAAAGCCCATTAAAGACTGCATTGATACTTTCAATCCCGGAAGTAGAAAGCAGATCGGAGAGAAACTGATGGAACTAGGATGGAAGCCTGAGGTATTTACTGAGAAAGGTCAGGCTATTGTCGATGAGTCTGTACTGGCTAAGGTTCCTCTACCGGAGGCTCAGTTGATTGCCACTTACCTGATGCTGCAGAAACGTGTAGCTCAGATTGAAAGCTGGCTAGAGGCTGTGGGTAAGGATGGTAGAGTACATGGCAAGGTTATAACGAATGGAGCTGTAACTGGTAGGATGACACACAGTACTCCTAACATGGCACAGATTCCTAATGCTGGGAGTATCTATGGGCCTGAGTGCAGAGAGTGTTGGACTGTGGAAGCAGGTAACGTATTGGTTGGTTGTGACGCTAGTGGCCTTGAGCTGCGTATGCTTGCACATTATATGAAGGATGATGAATATGTTAAGACAGTCACTGAAGGCTCCTCGAAAGATGGGACAGACGTACACACGCAGAATCAAAAAGCTGCAGGTTTGCAAACAAGGGATCAAGCGAAGACATTTATTTACGCATTCCTATACGGTGCAGGGCCAGCTAAGATTGGTTCCATCGTCGGTGGTAATGCTAAAGCGGGACAGAAACTTATTGACTCCTTTCTTGCGAACACACCAGCCCTACAGCGTCTTAGAAATACGGTTAGTAGATATGCGGGTAAGGGCTTTGTACCGGGGCTTGATGGTCGTAAGATATGGGTACGCAGTGAACACGCTGCCCTCAATTCGCTCCTTCAAGGGGCTGGGGCGATAGTGATGAAGAAAGCTTTAGTATTGTTTCACGATAAGACTAAGGCTAACAAGTGGCCTGTGAAGCTGGTAGCTAATGTCCATGATGAATTTCAACTTGAAGTTCCTAAGATATATGCTACAATAGTAGGTGAGGCTGCAAAGCAAAGTATCGTTGAAGCTGGTGAGCATTTCAAGCTTCGTTGTCCACTAGACGGGGAGTTTAAAATTGGTAACAACTGGCGTGAAACACATTGATAAGAATCAGATTCTATTTAGTGTTGAAGGGGAAACTTTCAAGATTAAGATAGGAGAGGATCTAGACCTTGAAGAGGTGTATACTGTGCTCTTATCAGCACTTGTGCACTTAGAAGATCTAGCATCGGGTAATACAGCTCACCCGTCCCAAGAGCTGCATTGATAGTAGATAGGAAAATGAAATGAGTATTGATACAGTAAAACCCGTTAAAGTTGCTGGTGAAATCTTTTGGAGTAACTGGATGAACACCTTTAACACTAAGTTTAACGAAGACAACAAAAAGTACGAATGTACCATTGGTAACTTGAGTGATGCAGCTTGTGAGAAGCTTAAAGAGCTTGGCATCAACATCAAGAACAAAGAGAGCATGGGTAACTTCATTGTTGCTAAGTCAACCTACTTGTTCACACCTGTGGATGAGGAAGGCAATCCCGTAGACATTGCTAAGATGGGTAATGGTACTAAGTGTCACGCAGTTATCTCTTCATACCGTCACAAGATGTCAGCTAAGTTTGGTGCTGCACCTTCTATTAAGAAGTTGATTATTACTGAACTAAAGGTGTACGTTCCTGAAGGTGCTGAGGAAGCAGAGACTGCTGATGACGTTCTCTGACAAGCCTACTGAGGCTATTGTAGACGCTGACTTTTTAGTTTATAAAGTTGGCTTCTCCAACGAGGAAGAAGAGGAGCAGTGGGCACTAAATCGACTCACAGAGTGGTTTACCGACATCATCTATATGCGCTTGAAGTGTGATGACTACAGAGCATGGATTACAGGTAAAACTAACTTTAGATTCGAGGTAGCTACCACTGTTCCTTACAAGGGTAATCGTAAGGATGCTCCCAAGCCTAGACACTATGAGGCTCTTCGCAAACATCTTATGAAGCTCGGTGCTAAGATGTCTGAGGGTGAAGAAGCTGATGACTCTGTAGGCATAGCGTCCACTGAAGGTAACTACTGGATCGTCCACGTTGACAAGGATCTAGATCAGTTACCGGGGTGGCACTATAATCCTGTAAAGGATGAGGAGTATTATGTTACTGAGTTTGAAGGCTTGTACAGTTTCTATAAACAGATACTGACAGGTGACAGAGTTGATAACATTGAAGGTATCCGAGGTATTGGCCCTGTAAAGGCTGATAAGATCTTGAAAGACTGTACAACCGAAGAGGAATTATATGAAGCTTGTATCAAGGCTTATGACGGAAATACTGACAGGGTACTGGAGAACGGTAAGCTCCTATGGCTAAGAAGAGAAACAAACCAGATGTGGCAACCACCTTCGAGCTTGCAGGATCAAAGTGGTACGTTAACTACGTAGTGCACATGGATGATATGGGTAAGTGTGACCCTGAGAAGCAAGTCATCTCTATCCGTATGGATATGAACAAGCAGACTACTGAGCAAACCTTCTACCATGAGTTAGTTCATGCCATTATGTTTACAATGGGTAAGCTTACACATGATGAAGAGTTTGTAGATACCTTTGGAGCTTTCTTGCACCAGTATCAGATCACTAAGGCTAGTCATGAAACCGAAGCGTAAAAAGCCACTGACAATTAGACAAGTAGCTTTGAAGCATGGGTTCAGGTCGGGTTTAGAAGATAAGATAGCTGAGAGATTGACAGCCTTAGAAGTTCCATTTGAGTATGAGAAGCTAGTGATTGGATATACGCAGCCTGAGAAGAAACGTACATACACTCCTGACTTCCTGTTACTTAAGAATGGTATTATCATTGAGAGCAAGGGCAGGTTTGTAACTGCTGACAGACAGAAGCATTTGATGGTGAAGGAACAACACCCTGAACTTGATATTAGATTTGTCTTCAGTAACTCTAAGTCTAAGCTATCAAAGATAAGCCAAACTACATACGGGGATTGGTGCACTAAGCATGGATTCAAGTATGCCGATAAAGATATTCCACTTTCATGGTTAAATGAACTAAAAGGATCTAGTTATGATAAATAATTTAATTGAAGCAATGCTGAAGTCTCCTGAGATTAAGAATGCTTGGGAAGACTTCACAGACGCTATCACAGTTGAGACTATGAAGACTAGTTATTTGAATACTGTCAATGGTGGCTGGAGTAGTCATCCTGAAGACATTGCAAGTAACAAAGAAGTTAATGCAGCCCTTGCTGTATGTCTAAGATATTTCATGGTTAGTAGTGCTGCTGAAGAGTTTTTAAATGAGGCTAACAAAGATGCAAGTTGACCTTATCAAAGAACATGAGGATGGTAGTGCTACATTCCAGTTTGACCTCACTAACGAAGAAGCTAAAGCACTCTTGACATTTGGTATTTTAGAGGCCATTAAAGCTGGTCTACGTGAAGGTGAAAGACTAACAGTTGAAGGGGATGACATTGAAGATATTAGTAATACCGGACTGTCAGATTAAAGAGGGTGTACCTTTGGAGCACCTGACATGGGCTGGTAAAGCCATTGTCGATTACAAACCTGATGTGGTGGTTAACATAGGTGACTTTGCAGATATGCCAAGCCTTAGTAGCCATGACATCAAGGGGAGTAAGTACTTTGAAGGTTTGCGCTACAAGAAGGACGTTGAAGCTGCTAAGGAGGCCATGAAGTTGTTACTGGCTCCTTTGAAGGAAGCTCAGAAGGCTCAGAAGGAATCTAAGCACAAGGTGTACAAGCCTCGTATGGTGATGACTTTAGGGAACCATGAGAATCGCATTGATAGGGCTGTCAATAACAACCCAACTTTAGAAGGCTTAATTTCCACAAAGGACTTAGAGTATGAAAAAGATTGGGAAGTACATGGATTCTTACATCCTGTGTTTATTAATGGTGTCGGCTTTAATCACTACTGGCCTGTGGGGGCAATGGGAAGACCTGCTAGTGCTGCTAGTGCTATCATTAATAAGTTACATATGTCTTGTGTTGCAGGACACCAGCAGGGAAAGCAAATCGCCTACGGAAAACGTGCTGATGGAAAGCCTATATGTGCTATCATTGTTGGGTCTTATTATCTTCACGATGAATCTTATATGGATCAACTAAGTAACAGACACTGGAGGGGATTACTTATGATGAATGAGGTACAGGACGGTCACTTCGATGAGATGTTCTTAAGTGTTGAATATTTAGGGAGGAAATATGGCAACAGTTGAATGTAGGACTTGCTTTTATGGTGAATTAGATATTGGTATTCATCCCTGTAATGATTGCACTAATTATGACAAGTGGGTTAACCGTAGCATTTTCATTAGAGAAGCAGCTAAGCCTCTAAGTGAAGCCATTAAAGAGTGGGTAGACTGCAAAGATGATGAAGAGATAGATGAGGTTGATGCGTTCTTCAAACGAATGAAAGACGTAGTTAACAGACCTAAGCACTACACTGAACATCCATCAGGTATTGAATGTATCCAAGTTACAGAACACATGGGCTTTAATTTGGGTAATGCAATTAAGTACATCTGGCGTTGTGACCTTAAGCAAGATGCCATTGAAGACCTGAAAAAGGCTAAGTGGTACATTGAACGTGAGATTGATAAACGTGTTAAACATAACCTTTGAAGAACTGAAAGAGGCTCTCAAGCGTTTGGATGAGGTCACACTCTTGGAACTGCTAGGACTCCAGAGTGATGATCTTGTCGAAAGATTTGATGATGTGATTGAGAAAAAACAAGAATATTTAATAAAGGAACTAGACTAATGACAACAACAACTATGACACCATACCAAGAGTACATTGGCAAGAGTCGCTACTCTCGCTACTTGGATGATAAAGGCCGTAGAGAGCACTGGCCTGAGACTGTGGCACGATACTTTGACTTCATGACCAAGCACTTGCAAGACAAGCATAACTACACACTGACACAGCCACTGCGTGATGAGCTGCAGAATGCTGTGACTAACTTAGAAGTGATGCCATCAATGCGCAGCATCATGACAGCTGGTGATGCCTTAGAGCGTCAGAACGTAGCTGGCTATAACTGTTCATACCTGCCCATTGATGATCCCAAAGCCTTTGATGAGGCTATGTATATTCTGTTATGTGGTACAGGTGTAGGCTTTAGTGTGGAGCAAAAGTATGTATCTAAGTTACCTGAGATTCCAGTTGATTTGTACAATAGTGGCACTGTCATTAATGTTAAAGACTCCAAAGAGGGATGGGCTAAAGCCTTACGACAAGTCATTGCCTTGCTATATGCAGGTGAAATTCCAAAGTGGGATGTCTCAGGAGTACGTCCAGCAGGTGCGAGACTTAAGACTTTTGGTGGAAGAGCATCAGGGCCGGAACCCCTTGTATCCTTATTTCACTACGTCACTGCTAAATTCAAAGGGGCAACGGGCCGTAAGCTCACTTCGCTTGAAGCGCATGACATCCTCTGCAAGGTGGGAGAGGTAGTTGTCGTAGGTGGTGTTCGTAGGTCTGCAATGATCTCTCTGTCAGACTTAGGTGATGACCGTATGGCTCATGCTAAAGCTGGTAACTGGTGGGACGGTAATGGTCAACGTGCCTTAGCTAACAACAGTGCCATCTACGAAGTCAAACCTGAGGTGGGCAAGTTCATGCGTGAGTGGTCAAGCATTTATGAATCACACTCAGGTGAACGAGGTATCTTTAACCGTTATGCCAGTGAACTTCAAGCAGCTAAAAGTGGACGTAGAGAGTTAGGTAAAGAGTGGGGCACAAACCCTTGTAGTGAGATTATCCTTAGACCTTACCAGTTCTGTAACTTGTCCTCTGTTATTGTTCGTAGCGATGATACTGTGGATACTCTACGGGATAAGGTTCGTCTAGCTACTATTCTGGGGACTTTTCAATCGACAATGACTTACTTTCCGTACCTTCGTAAGGTGTGGCAGACAAACACTGAAGATGAGCGTTTGCTGGGTGTGTCTATGACTGGTATCTTGGACAATGCTTTGTTAAACAATCCTGATAGTGTTGAACTACCAGCTATCTTGGAAGGAATGAAGAATGTTGCTATTGACACTAACGCTGAGTTTGCTGACGCTATCGGTATTAATCGTAGTGCTGCCATTACTGCAATTAAGCCCGAAGGTACTGTTTCACAGCTTACAGGCACTGCTTCTGGTATCCATCCTCAGCACAGTCAGTACTTTATTCGTCGTGTTCGGTCTGATAACAAAGACCCTCTGACTGACTTCTTGAAAGCTCAGGGGTTCCCGTCTGAGTTGTGTGTGATGAAGCCTGATAGCACAACTATCTTTAGCTTCCCAATGCGAGTTGAGAAGGGTGCTGTACTGCGTGAAGACTTGAATGCTATTAAGCACTTGAAGCTGTGGCTACTGTTCCAGCGACACTATTGTGAGCATAAGCCTTCAGTGACTATTTCAGTTAACGAGAATGAGTGGCCTGAAGTTGGAGCATGGGTGTGGAATAACTTTGATGAGATTACAGGTGTGAGCTTCCTACCGATGGATGGTGGAACATACCGACAAGCTCCTTATGAGTCCATGACTGAGTTTGAGTATCATGCAATGGTTGCTTCTATGCCTCTAGGTATAGACTGGGATAAACTGGTTGAAGGCACTGACAACGTAGAGGGTGCTCAGACATTAGCGTGTACCGCTGGTGCGTGTGAGATATGATACTAGACTTTGAATTTAAGACTGGCTTAGTCTTTGGTATAGAAGCTGATGAACTCTATATCATGGATGATAATGATAAGATGTCAGAGGAAGCTAATCAAGTCATCTACTTACACATAGGATTTATAACACTAGCACTTATCCTAGACTAGCAACTAAAAAGCCCCAAAGGATAACTCCTAAGGGGCTTTCTTATTGTAATTGTAAGTTTGAAACTTAGAATAGTGCTACTTCAGCTTTCCTTCGCTTATCAAGGCCAGCAAGTACTTTACCGCCACCCTTGTTCCACTTAAGTAACTCTTCCTTAGCTCCATCCCAATCCTGAGCATTAATCTTACGCTTCAGTGTAGAAGTTTGTAGTCTACCAGTGCCTAGATTATAACAGAAGTCTACAACAGCATTGAGCTTCCTAGTATCTGTCAGAAGTACAGGGCAGTTTCTGACAACACCGGGTAAGTAAGTATGCTCCAGCTCCTTTAATAGAAGCTCTGCAGCCTCAGGCTCACTCATGGGAGCATCCTTAAGTGTTACCTTGCTCCCATCAGCATAATAGGTAGAGCCGTAGCCAATCGTAGCAACATTAGCAGGACAGAGGTAGGGCTTACTTCTAAACCCTTCAAACCTCTTGCACAGCTCAGCTGCAATGCTGAGATCCATTATAGACCTCGTTTAGCCAGTGTACGGTCAAGGAACCAGTAGTTCAAAGTACCTGATACCAAGGCTGCAAAGTCAGCTGACATCATAACTTTAAAGACATCCAGTGGAGGCATACCTGTAATCCAAGCGTTGTATGACAGCCAGATGTGCACAAATGACCACAATGCTAGAATCCAGTAAGTAACCACAGGACGTACTGAAGCCGATAGAGAAGCTACCCAGCCTCCAGCAGCCTTAACCATCTCAGTCTGTTGCTCAATAGCTGACTGAAAGGCATTCATAACACCTACATCAATAGCAGCTTCACGTTGAGCACCTATCTCAGATAACTTCTGTTGTCCTCGTTGAGCTTCTAACTGACATTGAAACTGGAACATACTCAGTTCATGTTCACGCTCATTTTTCTTATCCATCCACTTCAGGACTTCCGGAGCCAATCTAAATAGACCTCCGAAGATACTACCAAGTAAACCACCACCTAACATTTCTAACATAATCAATCCTCTTTATGACAACAATGTTTTTTATGGTGATCGTCATGAGATAACTTCACACCAGCTAATAGCCCAATAAAGCCACCTACAATGGTTTGAAAGGCTGGACTAATCAGTTTGAAGATCTCGTGATTATCAACCTGTTTTGCCCATAATCCAAGCATGAAAGCTGCAACCATTGCTATAATAGATATACACAATGTAGCACTCACCATCATTGTGACGTTAAAAGTTAGTTTACCTTTTATATCATCCATTACTTACTCCTACACATATACATCAAGCTTACGATTAGTGAATATTTCTAATCTAATTCTGTTTTGCTCAGCCTTTTTAAGATACAACTCAAACTGTATATCTTCTAGTTGGTCTTGTATTTTCTTCTGCTTAAGTGAAGCTCTGTAGTCCTCTTGATGCTTCTCAATCCTACGAGTATGTTCATCACTTCTATTAGGTATCACTGAAGGTTCTACAATGGGAAACCATCTGATAGCATCAACTTTCACTTATTAGCCTCCCTTGCCACAGCATTCTTATAAGCAATAACAACCTTGTGCCTTAGTTCTGCACTATCAGCACTACCAGCCCATTCACTTAGATTGTTCCATATTACAGTCATGTCGGAACTTTTACACAATGTCTGATGCTTTGTAAGCCACATAGACATTTGTTGGTGACGCTCAGTAGGATTGTGTACTGTGTAGGCTATGCCATAGAACTCACGTACACTGCAGTTATCTGAGGAGCTAGATGGAGTAGAAGCTAAAAGTCCTAGGCTTAGTAGGACTACTATTAGCTTTCTCATGGTTATCTCAGTCGTGCTATTTCACGTTGTACAGCTTCTAAATCTCTTTGTAAACGACCTTGCTGAACAGGGTCTTTAGTAGTTGTTAAAGAACCCTGAATTCTAGTAATTTCATCATTAAGAACAGTTCTAGACATATCAGCACGTGACTTAACAGGGGCTGTAGCTACAGGAGACATAGGTGCTGTTTGTTGTTGTTGTTGCTGTTGGAACTCTTCAGGAACTACAAAGCCACCAGCTTCAGTAGGAGCCATTGTAGGTTGTTGTTGTTGTTGTGGCTGTTGTTGTTGTTGCTCCATAGGAGCCTCTGCTGCAGGAACATTAAACTCTTCAGGAACTACAAAGGAAGGTTCAGGTTGTGCTGTAACATTAGGGGCTGCTGCAGTGCTAATCTGAGCTACTGTAGGAAGGATACCTTGAGACTCTGTTACCTTTGTAAGCTCATCTAAAGTCTTACGACCTCCGGGAGACAATGCAGCTGTCTTTAGAAACGAAGCACCTTCAGGTGTCAGTAATGTTTTAAATGCTAGATCACTAGGAATAGCATTAGACTTAAATGAACTTAAAGTATCACCTGCAAGTTGTGTAGCTTTAGCACCTTGATAACCTAGTGGAGTAGAGCCAACTACAGCTGCTGCATTTCTAGTTAATTTACCAGCACCATCTTCTCCAGCACCAACTTTAAGTTTACGAGTAAATACTAAAGCATCTTTCATACGCTCACTAAAAGTAGCTGTATTCTGACCTAAAGCAGTAGCTATTGCATCCTTCTCAACAGCTGACATCTTCGTCCAGTCTTGAGCCATCTTAGCTAGGTCAATACCGGGAAGACCATCTGGCAGAACTGATTGATACTTAGTTGTAAAGTCAGACCATACACGAGTATCTAAGTTCTTCAATGCTTCTGGCTCTGTATTCTGTACATAAGACCTAAATACAGCACGTTGAGCTGGTGTAGTAGCTTTGTATTGTGAGTACAAGTCTTCAAAGTTAATCTCAGCTAGTCGCTTATCTTTTAACCATGATGGAATACCTTGAGCAACTGCATCTGTGTATGTTGTAGAAGCATCTGCTACTTCTTTACGAGCACGAATAAGCATACCCAAAGCTGTTCTGTCTGAACCTGAAGCTTCTTTAAAAGCAGCTGCAAGATCATCTTTCATGCCACCAAAGACAGCTGAACTGATAATCTTCTCATCAGACAAAGCTAAG